AGAGATATCTCTGGAATCTGCAAAATACCATCTGGGAAATATGAGCCACTTCCGCGTGGAGAAAGCTATTTTGCAAACAAACCGGAATCAGAATGTGCAGTACCAATATTAAATTGACATTTTAACAACTAAGAAAGAGGTTATACGATGATGAAAATATTGTTTAAAGCAAAGAGAATTGATGACGGTGAGTGGATAATTGGAGACTTAATTACAACGGTGTTTCTTCGTAGAGAGGAAGGACGAGAAGATGAACCAATACCATATATTCTTGATGTAACAAAAGCCGATTATGATTGCTTCGATGACTTAGCAGAAGATAATGGGATATTTGAGGTGTTTCCCGAAACCATTTGCAAATATACTGGATTGACTGACAAGAATGGGATGAAGATTTGGGAGAACGATCTTGTCGATTTTGAGGATACCGGAGAAGAAGGGTACGAATACAAAGAGGGATTCGATTTTCAAAATAGAGCAGTTGTAGTATGGAATAATGGCAGGTTTGAGTTAGACAACTTTTTAAGCGATAACAGCGAGGTTATGGAGTTAATGAATAATTGCCATGAAGATTTTTGGAACACTTTAAAGGATTGCCAGGTTATCGGAAATATTATTGACAATCCAGGCTTGCTTAATTCGCAAAATTGACATTTAACCAAGAAGGAGTGAGGCGAACGAGTAAAACAGATTACATAAAGGTATCAGAGCAGCAACGCCGTCGGGCATCCGTCCAGGACTACATCCTGAAGGGGCCGCGGCCGGAGACCTGGTCGGCGGTGATGCCAGCGTATTGCTACACAGCGCTGTGTCCGGTTCCCGGGTTGCGGGTCAACACTGGTGGACAGATAGGAGGCGATGACAATCAAAAATAAGAGCAAAACAGAGCTGGCCTTAATGGGAGCTATTTTCCTGGAGGATATTGATAAGTGCAGACAACGGGTCAAGATAGGAGATGCGTTTAATGTGGCCGACAACGCCTGGAAATGTGAGAAGGGCAATGGTGTGCGGCCAGTTATGCGTGGCCGGGTGACGGCTAAGTATCCGCACTTTGTGATACTTGATTGTGGGACATCCATTACATACGTTCAGATTATCCAATACCGGCGCAAGCGTGGTCGAAATAAATTTGTGGATTAATGGGGGTGGTGCCAGTGGGAATTAAGATAACCAGGAAGCTGCTGGATGATTACCGGCGCCTGAAGCGGGAAATACCTCTCCTGGAGCTGGAGCTGGTCGAGATGCTGCAGGGGGATAATGGTTTTGATAACAGCACGATATTTGATTACCGGACCGGGGAGGCAAGGCCGCAAAGTGTAGTAGGATTTGATTGGGAACTGAGAGAGCGACGCGAGAAGGTGTTGGATGGGAAAAAGGATAAGGTCAAAGCGGTTGAAAAATGGATTGAGGCCATAGAAGACGGGCAAACACGATGTGTATTTAAGATGTTTTACATTAATGGGATGACATGGGACAGGATTGCGGCAAAGACCGGATATAGTAAAAGTCCTGATTATCCGCGGCTTTACATCCGAGATAAATATCTGAAAGAGATGAATATCACGTAAAACATCGTTTATATCGGAAACATCGTGTTAATATACAATAGAAGCCAAAGGCCTTAAAGCCAGCGGCTCCCCTCCCCCGTATGGCCACCAGTGTGTAATAGCCTGGTGGTCGATTCGCCGGTATCGCGTAATCCCTCATAAGCCAGGCTCTATTAACGGGCAATGCCGCAGGGCACGCGAGTGGCCGGCACATATGTAAAATGCGAATGTAAGGTGATCCCGCCGCAGGGAGAACCGGTGAAAGAAATCCTCTCCGCTGCCAGCCGGCGAGGCAGGCAGTGATAAGTATATAGCAAGGCCGACTAAAGTACGGTGAAGCGCAAGCTGGAAACAGTGGCCGAGCGAAGGAACATGGGAGACGTCCCTGGACGGAGTTGCGAGGGGCTGCTGATGCCAATGCGGATTGGTCAAAAAGTTACCCTTAATTGACCTTACCAAAAACAATACAGGGCTATGCCGGGAAACCGGCACATGTGGAGCATCCCACCAATGGCAGGTGGACAGGGTCTCGCCCTGGGTTCCGGTTCGATTCCGGATGCTACCGCTCTATGGGTAAAATATATTTCTTGAAAAGCACTTGTCGTGGGATAGGTGCTTTTCTTTTTAAGAAAAATTAATAGCAAACAAAATTTTTATACAAAAATTATTTAAAATGTCAATAGTATTTTTGTGAAAAAAATCCTATACTACATATATAAGAGTACTGTAGGAGGGAAATACTATTGGAGTTCAATGAAAATGGAATGATTGAACCTGGATTACATAGTTGTACTGTAACAGAATTTAAACAGACGTTTGTAGATAAATTTCCTTCTTCACAGAGGAGACAGGAAATTTTTGATTGTTTTATAAATTTTGTGGGGAAATTATCTAATTCATATAATATACATGAAATATGGGTAGATGGAAGCTTTGTAACAGAAAAGGTTAATCCTAACGATGTTGATATTATTATATTTCTAGAGTTGGAAGATTTTATAAAGATATCACCTTATTGGAGCAATCTTAGAAATATTAATAATATAGATGCATATTGCGCATTAGCAGTTCAGGAAAAATATCGAAGCAGGCTCTCACCTGTAGATTTTAATAGAGCTATTAATCAGAGAAATTACTGGCGTGGGCAATTTGGATTTGATAGAGCCGATAGGCCTAAAGGAATAATGGTTTTATCATCTGTAGAAATTGATAAATATTTGAAAGGAGGCGATTCAGATGTCAATGGATGCCATTAATTCTATTAATCGAAAAATTGAAGAAACAAGATTTGAAATAGAGTCTATAATGGAATCTGGCGACAGGTTATCTGATATCGCCAAATTTATGTTAGAGGAAACTAATAGAAGACTTGATAAATTGAACAATGAAAAAACGCATATTTTAGAAGCACAAGCGAAGGAACAATTATCATTAAGACTTTATGGAGAGTCTGTTGAGCATGGAAAAATTTCAAACCGAATATTGATTTCAGTTTTAAGCGGTTTTCAAGAGATGATTGAAAGCATAGCAACATTTTCAGAGGGCTCTATTGCAACAAGGGGAAAATTTACAGATAAGGCCAAAATCGCGACGGATTTTAAGGTAACAGGTGTATTTGCTGGTTCTTTTGGTGTTACGTTAGAGAAAGATTGCCAACAAATGGAATTGACAGAAAATTCTACAGAAACAGGAGCGGTAGTGCAGAACCTGTTTAACATTTTGGAGAATAGTGAAGATTCAGAAAAATTGATTTTTCAAATTTTACCCTACGGAAATAGAACTATTGCACACTATAAAAAATGGTTGAAGGAGTTAAAAACCGAAGGTATAAACATTGAAATGAAGTGGATAAATGATTCAGCTGAAATGAGATGTTATGATATCCAACATAAGAAAATTGATAATATAATCTATATATTGGACAGTATTGAAAATATTTCAAATGAGGAAGTAATGAAAAAGGGAATATTGACTGGCATAAACATACGTCAAAATACCTTTGAATTAAACACTGATGAGGGTATCATAAAAGGAACAAGTAAATTGGAAACATTAATAGAAGCGTCCCCAATGTTGGGAGATGAATTAACTGTGTATTTAATAAAAAGTTCTCTACAGAGACAAAACTTTGTATCTAAAGTTACATGGTATCTTGAAAAAATTATGTAGAGTTATATTTTACGGACAAATTAGTATGAGCCACCCACCCGTGGCTCTTTTTCTATACCCAAAAGGAGGTGAGCCCAGATGGCATTGACGCCAAAACAGAAAATATTTGCGGATGAATACCTAATTGACCTTAATGCCACCAGGGCCTACAAGGTGGCATATCCGAAGGTCAAGAAGGATGAGTCCGCAAGGGTAAATGGAAGTAAATTACTAACAAATACTAACGTTGTAGCCTATATTGATGAACGTATGAAGGAACGCGAGAAGCGTACTGAGATTACCCAGGACAGGGTGCTGCAGGAACTGGCGAAATTAGGGTTCTTTGACATCAGGAAGCTGTTTGATGATAGTGGAAAACCGTTGGATATTACCGGTTTGGACGGCGAGACGGTGGCGTGCATTGCCGGCCTGGACGTGATGGAAGCCTATGAAGGGGCCGGCGAGAACAAAGAGTTTGTCGGGTATATTAGAAAATATAAGATGGCCGACAAGCTCAAGGCCTTGGAGCTCCTGGGTAAGCACCTTGGTATGTTCAAGGATAAGGTGGAGCTGTCAGGTGGTCTTGACACAGAGAAGACTAAATTGGACGACCTCCTACAGCAGATGCGAGGTGATGGATAGTGAGTGATGAGCGCCTGCTGCTGTCGGAAAAGTATAAGGCATTTCTTCGCTGTGACGCACCGGTGGAGTTCCTGGAGGGGACAACGGCAGCCGGAAAGACGACGGTGGGGCTGTTCAAGTTTATGCTTAAAGTGGCCGAGTCACCGAAGAAGCTGCATATCCTGGCATCGGATGATACCGGCGCCGCCGAGAAAAATATCATCCAGAAGGACCTGGGTATCCTGGATGACTTTGGCGTGCTGGTTGAGTACAAGGGTAATGGCGGCGGTGGTTATAACATGCCCCACATCCTCTTCCACACATCCGGCGGTGATAAGATTATCTTTGTTGTCGGCTATGGCAACAAGCGCAAGTGGAAGGATGCCCTGGGCGGTCAGTATGGCTGCCTGTACATCGACGAGATAAACACAGCCGACATAGACTTTGTGCGAGAGGCTGCCATGCGATGTGACTATCTGATGGCGACACTTAACCCAGATGACCCTGGCCTGGATGTCTATAAGGAGTACATCAACTGCTCCCGGCCGCTGCCAGAGTGGGAGACGGAGACACCACAGGAAATAATAGAGGAATTACGAGAGGAACCAAAGCCCGGATGGGTGCACTGGTTCTTTTCTTTTGCCCATAACCTGGGCTTGTCTGCTGAGAAGCTGCAGCAGATTATGACGAACACGCCGAAAGGAACAAAGATATGGAAGAACAAGATACAAGGCCTGCGCGGTAAGGCAACCGGCCTAATCTTCCCGAATTTTGACCGGAAGAAGCATGTGGTTGCAGCAGCTTGGGTAAAACAGCAGGTTGCCACCGGAAAGATAAAGTTCAAAAAGTTCACGGCTGGCCTCGATACATCCTATTCCAGTAAATCGCCTGACACTATCGCAATGCTTTTCCAGGGCATTACGGAAGACCGTAAGCTCATCATCCTGGCCGAGAGGGTTTACAGCAATGCGGACCTGTCTACTCCGCTGGCACCGTCAGACACCGCGGTCAAGTTTGTAGAGTTCATGGAGCGGAATCGGAAGGTATGGGGATTTGCAAAGGATGTCTTCATCGACAGCGCGGACCAGGCAACCATCACAGAGCTGCGCAAGTACAAGCGGCTGCATGGCAGCTTATATAACTTCTTTGATGCATACAAACGGGTTGAGATTATCGACCGTATCAAGCTGCAGCTTGGATGGATCCAGCAGGGGTGTTACCTGGTAGTAGATACCTGCACGGAGCACCTGGAAGAGATGGACCGATATAGTTGGGATGAGGATAAGGATAAGCCAGAGGACAGGAATGACCATACAATTAATGCATCGCAGTATGGATGGATTCCATACAAGAAAATGATAGGTTTTGAGGAGGAAAATAGATGACAAGATTTGAGGCTCTTAGAGCAGTCAACGGAGTAAGCGAATACTCTGCGTTGATTTTTGACATCCTGCGTGATAAGAAAAGTCCGGACGATATGACAGAGTTTTTATCAGAAGAATTAACAGAGAAACAGCTACAGACAATTAGGTCTATAGCTGAATCCGGCAATTATCCATTATCTTTAGATGGATTGCAATAGTAGCAACCGTTTGCACCATTGATAGACAAAAAGGCTGCTCTTAATGCAGCATCTTCATAGCTGACGCAGTTCAATACATTTTGATGGTTAATTTCATCAATTTGACACTGGGGTGTTTCATTATCCAGGTCATGTATCTCGCCGGTGGCTTTATTTAATACATAACGGTTGCCATTAAAAGGGGAATTATATCTTCGCATGCAGGCAAACTCCTTTCTTCTGTATTTGGTGCTGGCACACCTGTATTTATATTATAAAGGAGCTGGATGTAGATAGCAACAAGAGGAGGGTGAGAAGAAATGAGGTGGACACAGAAATTGAGTGAAAATATTAAACGGGGAATCCGGAGCTGGTTAAACGTCACGCCGGCGAACCCTTACAGCATTCAGATACAGGAAACAATGGACTTCGAGCTGAATGCCATCCGGAACCGCATCTGGTATCGGGGAGATAGCAGCGAGCTGGAACAGATGTACAGCCAGAAC